AAGTTTTATAACTTTATAAAGTTTGAGAAGTTTGAAAAGTTTTTCTGGACTTTACAAAAGCTTTGTGTTAGGGTTATAAGCTTATTCCAAAAGGTTTGCAAAGCTTTACAAAGTTTGGAAAGTATGTTAGGGGCGGGCAGGAAGCACAGGGGGTAGGGAGGGGATATAATATAAAACTCATACATTTCTACCTAGTTAAGGTATTAACCAGATGCCCTAAACTTTATAAAGCTTTATAATAAAACTAACACTAATTATATAATAAAAAACCCTGTACGTTGTACAAGGTTTTAAAAGCTCTATAGAGATATGTTATTCTATAGGTATGCACCGGGGTGGCATACAAGTATATTGTACACTTTTTTTCAACGTTTGTCAAGACCTTTCGTGTTTATTTTAAAATAACTTGACAAACTTGCAAAGTGTCTCTATAATATTATAGTATGACATACTTATCAGAAACTCGTAAGAAGAATTTAACTGAGAAACAACAAAGTTTTTTAGACAATCTAGTCGAAACTAAAGGTGACTTTAAAAAGGCTGCAGAACTAGCAGGATACTCAGGCAATCACTATCAAGTTATCAAATCACTTAAAAATGAAGTAGTTGATTTAGCCTCGGATGTACTTGCCAAGTCTGCACCGAAGGCTGCTTTTAAGTTAATCGAGATGATTGATTCTGATAGACCTGTACCTCAAGCTAGTCAGAAACTTGCAGCAGCTCAAACTATCCTTGATAGAGTGGGTGTAAGTAAGACTGACAGGGTGCAGGTTGACCACAATGTACAAGGTGGTATCTTTATACTACCGCAAAAAGAAAACGTAATAATAGAAAGTGATGAGTATGAAGATATATCTGACTGAAATGGAACAACATGGTAAAAAGTTTGCTGGACCTAATATAGTTGCAGAAACTTTACAAGAGGCTGAAGAAGCTGCCGAAGCAAATGGTCTAACGTTGTTAGGCGAGTTTACTGAAATTGTAACTGAAGACGGCTTAATGCATTACTTAGAGCCTGAAGGTTATAACGAAGAGAAGGTGTTACATTGATTGAATTTTTTGTTGCCTTTGTTACTGGGTTATGTATCAGTTATTATGTTGTAAACTATTTAAATGTGAGTATTTATTATGCCAAAGAAAACGACAAGCAAGAAAAAGAAAAGCACAGTAAATAAAGCTGGTAATTATACTAAGCCTACTATGCGTAAGAATTTATTTAATAGAATTAAAGCCGGTAGCAAAGGTGGAAAGCCGGGTCAATGGTCTGCTCGTAAAGCTCAGATGTTGGCTAAACAATACAAAGCTAAAGGTGGTGGGTATAAGTAATGGCACTAAAAAAAAGTCAAAGAAGTCTTAGAAGTTGGACTAAACAAAAATGGCGTACTAAGTCTGGTAAGAAGTCTTCAGAGACTGGCGAACGTTACTTACCTGAAAAGGCTATTAAAAGTCTTAGTGCTGCAGAATATGCTGCAACTTCTAAAAAGAAACGAGAAGATACTAAGAAAGGTAAACAGCATTCTAAACAGCCTAAGAAGGTTGCTAAGAAAACTAGAAAATACAGGAAAGTAAAATGAGTGAGAAAGATTCGAGACTTAAAAAAGCTGGAGTATCTGGTTATAATAAACCTAAAAGAACTCCTAACCATCCTAAGAAATCACACATAGTTGTTGCTAAAGAAGGTGATAAAATAAAAACTATTAGGTTTGGACAAAAAGGAGCTAAGACTGCAGGTAAACCTAAAGCTGGTGAATCTGCTAGAATGAAAGCTAAACGTAAATCTTTTAAAGCTCGTCATGCAAAAAACATTAAGAAAGGAAAGATGTCAGCAGCATATTGGGCTGACAAGGTTAAATGGTAAAACTAACAGAAAAAGAAATACAACTTATAAACAACATACTAACTGAAGATTAAATGGCATACTCACAAGAAGTGGTTGATAGATTTGAAAGCGTGTTGAATAATCCACAAAAACATGCTGTTGGTCGGTTCGACCCTAACGACCCTGATGTTGCTACTGGTATGACTGGTGCTCCGGCTTGTGGGGATGTAATGAAGTTGCAATTAAAACTTGACAATGATATAATAGCAGATGTTAAGTTTAAAACTTATGGTTGCGGCTCTGCAATCGCTTCAAGCACAATGTTTGTTGATATGTTAAAAGGTAAAACTATAGCTGAAGCTAAACAAATAAAAGATAAAGATATTGCTGCAGCTTTAGATTTACCACCCATAAAATTACACTGTAGTGTCTTGGCTGAAGAAAGTATTCGTAAAGCTATAGAAAACTGGGAAACTAAAATAGAACATAGAACACACAATCAAAAATAGTATGGCACAATTAGGTAAAGATGAAAAGCCAATTAGGATGACTCCTAACCGTATAGGAAAAGGTTCTAGACCAAGACCAATAGAAGTATCAAGAACACAGTTTGAAAATAATTGGGATAAAATATTTAAATCTAAACAGGAGAAGTAATGATGGATGGCATAATTTTTATAATTATTGTAGGTGTTGTTGTAGGTGTATTAGTTATAAAAACTGAAAACCCTAATACTTATGAAAAGATAAAAGACAAACTAGAAGATTACTACGAAAATCTTAGAACGTATTTTAAATAATAGTTATTATGAACATGTTACCTGACGGTTATATCAAAAGAGCTACATCTACTATACCTTTTGGGTATGTCTATGATGAAGTTACTGGTCATTTAAAACCGATTGAAGAAGAGTTAGAAGCTTTACAAACTGTAGAGAATATGATTGTCAACGAAGAAGTATCTTTACAAACTGCAGTAGATTGGCTAGAGTATGAAACAGGACGTAAGATTTCAACTCCCGGATTAAAAAAACACATAGATAAAAAGTATGGCACACGAACTGAAAGACTGGGAAGAGAATCCTCATCTTTACTTGCAAGATAACGAAGGCAACTTCGTTTTAAAAAAAGACGGTACACCTAGAAAAAAAAGTGGTAGACCAACTTTAAAAGATGAAGCAAAGTTTGCAGCTCATCGAGCAGTCTCTAGAAAACAAAAGAACATTAAAAAGATTGAGCAGAAACTTAACAATGCTCGTAAGTCTTTAAAAAAACAAAAAGATACTTTACAAGATTTAAGTGGTGATGAAAAAAATACTGCCACTACTGATGAGTTAGATAAATTACCTGCTACTGTTAAAAAAGATTTAGAAGATGCTAACATTCTTTTTAACGCTAACGATGGACCACAGACAGATTTCTTAGCTGCAGACGAAAAAGATGTATTGTATGGTGGTGCTGCAGGTGGTGGTAAATCATATGCAATGATTGTTGACCCATTACGTTATGCTCATCGTAAAGCCCATCGTGCTTTAATACTGCGTAGGTCTATGCCAGAACTACGAGAGATGATTGATAAGTCTCGTGAACTATACCCTCAAGCATTTCCCGGAGCTAAGTTTAGAGAAGTAGAAAAACTTTGGAACTTTCCAAGTGGTGCAAAGATAGAGTTTGGTTTCTTAGAAAGAGATGCAGACGTTTATCGTTATCAAGGACAAGCATACTCTTGGATTGGCTTTGATGAGATTACGCACTTACCTACAGAATTTAGTTGGAACTATCTAGCATCTAGGCTAAGAACAACTGACCCTGAAATTAAAACTTATTTACGTTGCACTGCTAACCCCGGTGGTGTTGGTTCTACATGGGTAAAACGTAGATACATAGACCCACATGAATCTAATAAAAGTTTTTTAGGTACTGATGGACTAACTCGTAAATTTATTCCAGCTAAATTAGCAGATAATCCATACTTAGCAGAGGATGGTATTTATGAACAAATGCTAAACTCACTACCGCCAATACAACGTAGACAGTTGTTAGAAGGTAATTGGGATGTAGCTGAAGGTGCTGCTTTTGTAGAATTTGACCCCTTAGTACATGTAATACCACCGTTTGAGATACCTTTACCGTGGGAAAGAACAAAGGGAGTTGACTATGGTTATGCTGCTGAAAGCTGTTGTTTATGGGGAACTATTGATATAAATGATGGAACTTTAATAATTTATAGAGAATTATACAAAAAAGGCTTGACAGGAGAAGAATTAGGCAGTATAATAACAGATATGGAAGTGGTAGACCCATTTTCAGTAAATGGTGTATTAGATACTGCAGCTTGGGCTAGAACAGGTACTACTGGTCCTACCGTTGGAGAAGCTTTGTTACGAGCAGGTCATAAGTTAAGACGAGCTGACAAAAATCGTATACAAGGTAAAATTCAAATACATGAATTTTTAAAAATAAAAGATAACGGTAGACCTAAATTGCAGATATTTAATACTTGCCCAAACTTAATAAGAGAGTTACAAAGTATACCGTTATCAAAAACTAATCCAGAAGATGTGGATACTCACGCTTCTGACCACGCATATGATGCGTTGAGATATATGATAATGAGCAGACCTAGAATGGAGAACCCATTAGAAAGGTTAAGAGGTTTTAAACGTGATATGTTTAAACCTGCTGATTCAGATTTTGGTTATTGATATGAAAAATAAAAGATTAAAATTTAACGGTGGAGGAGAATTAGTTTATCATAAAGATTTTGATTCTTTAAATACTCAAGCTACTTTTAAAGTTAATAAAAAAGGAAATGTAAACTATAATATAAATACAGGTACAGATACTCTTAGATTCAATATTAATAAGACTAATAAAAATAAAAATTTTAACGTAACTAAAGAATTAAAAAATAATAATTTTTTAGATTTTGAAAAGTCTGGACCAGAATATAAAATTACATTCGGAAAGAAATTTTAAAATGGCTGATAATGATAATACATTTTTAACAGCAGATAATATCTACGAAGATGTAGAGGGTGAAGCTGGTAAAACTTTATCTTTAGAAGAAGACCAACAGATTAATTTAGTTGGCATTGTTAAAAGTAGATTTGCTTTAGCAGAAGAAGCTCGTGACGGTGACGAGACAAGATGGCTTAAAGCCTATGAAAACTATAGAGGGTTATATAACAGGTCTGTAAAATTTAGAGAATCTGAAAAATCTAGAATATTTGTTAAGATAACTAAGACAAAAGTATTAGCTGCTTTTGGACAATTAGTAGATGTTATTTTTGGCACAGGTAAATTTCCAATAGGTATTGCAGAAACTAAAATACCTGAAGGTGAGAAAGAAAATGCTTACCTAGATACACAAAATCCACAAATGGGAATAGAATCTAATGTACCAGATAATATTGGTAATAGATTAGAAGATGACCCAGTTGAAAATATTTATAATGTTGGTTACGAAGGCGATGGTAAAACTTTAAAAAGTGGTGCAACATTAGGCACTGGAATGTTTGAGGATGATATTATTGCTCAAGCAGATGAACAGGGAATGTTACAGGAAGGATTAACGCCTAATCCACAAATACCTGAAGTTTCTCCTGCAGAAAAAACTGCAAGAAGAATGGAAAAATTAATTCATGACCAAATAGAAGAATCTAATGGTGGTTCAGAAATAAGAAATGCTTTATTAGAATCTTCATTATTAGGTACTGGAATTATTAAAGGACCTTTTAACTTTAATAAAAAACTTCACAAGTGGGATACAGATGAAAGTGGTGAAAGACAATACAACCCTTTAGAAGTTAGAGTACCGAGAATTGAGTTTGTAAGTTGTTGGGATTTTTATCCAGACCCTGCAGCAACAAACATAGATGAATGTGAGTACGTAGTTCACAGACATAAAATGAATCGTAGTCAATTAAGGCAGTTAAGAAATATGCCTTACTTCGATGAGGATGCTATTAGAGAATGTATTCAAAAAGGAGCAAACTACGAAGATAAAGATTTTGAAGCTCATTTAAGAGATGACTATAAAGTAGACGATAGCTATACAGCTAACTTTGAAGTACTTGAATATTGGGGTATCATGGATGCCGAATATGCTAGAGAAGTTGGAATGGAATTAGATGAGTCTATAGATGACTTAGATGAAGTACAAATTAATGCATGGGTATGTGGTGATAAATTACTACGAGCAGTAATAAATCCTTTTACACCATACCGTATACCTTACAGTGCATTTCCTTACGAAAGAAATCCTTACAATTTCTTTGGTATAGGAGTAGCTGAGAATATGAATGATTCTCAACAAATTATGAATGGTCATGCTCGTATGGCTATTGATAACTTAGCATTAGCAGGTTCATTAGTATTTGATGTTGATGAATCAGCTTTGGTAGGTGGGCAAAATATGGAAGTCTATCCCGGTAAAATCTTTAGAAGACAAGCAGGGATGCCCGGTCAATCTATTTACGGTCTGAAGTTTCCGAATACAGCACCAGAAAATATGATGATGTTTGACCGGTTTAGACAACTTGCTGATGAACAAACTGGTATTCCAAGTTATTCACATGGACAAACAGGAGTTCAAAGTATGACAAGGACTGCTTCAGGTATGTCAATGTTACTAGGAGCAGCAAGTTTAAACATAAAAACAGTCGTTAAAAATCTTGATGACTTTTTACTAAAGCCACTAGGAGAGTCTTACTTTCAATGGAACATGCAGTTTTTTGAAGGTAAGATAGATGTGGCAGGTGATTTAGAAGTTAGAGCAACTGGTACAAATAGCTTGATGCAAAAAGAAGTTAGAAGTCAAAGACTTACTATGTTCTTACAAACTGCACAAAGTCCTGCTATTGCACCGTTTGTTAAAATATCTAAATTGGTTAGTGAACTTGCCTACAGCTTAGACCTCGACCCAGATGAAATTCTGAATGACCCAGAGGAAGCAGCTATCATGGCACAAATTATAGGAATGCAAAATGCTCAACAAAACACAGGCGAGGAAACTGAACCCGGTAGTCAACAACCAGCAGGTATGGGAGGTCTTACAGGAACACCTGTCCAACCTCAAGACCTTGGAGCTACAGGCACTGGCGGTGGCAACATCGGAATCGGAGATGTTCCGGTTGCAGGGGAGGATAGCTTCTCTGGCACGGTTGGAATCCCTACCGGAGCAGGTTAAAGAAGCACTTAGTAGATTAGAGGACTAATATGAAAAAAGGAATGTTAGATAATGATAAAAACCGCATGAGTTATGCTGATGGTGAATTAGTTGGTGGTCAAGAAGAATTAGATAAAAATAATGATGGCGATATTACCGGTGAAGATTTTGCAATGTTAAGAGAAGGAAAGCAAGATGGTGGTATGCTAATGAATGACCAAATGGATTCCATGATGCAAAGAGAAGAAACACCTGACATGGAAAATCAAATGTCAGATATGATGTCACCAGTTGCAAAAACTGCCGAAGAAGAATTACAAGAACAACAAACAATAGAAGAGTCTCAAGTTCCAGATGAAATGATGGAAGATAATTATATGGACTTTTTAATAGACGAAGCATTGGATGAAAATGAAGAAGAAATGCTTATGAAAGAATTAGAAGCAAACCCACAACTTAGTATGTTATTTGACAAAGTTATGGAAGTTGCAATGGAATTTTCAGGCTCTGGTCCAGTTGATGGTCCGGGGTCAGAAGTCTCCGACAGTATACCCGCAAGGTTATCTGACGGTGAATTTGTCTTTACTGCAAAGGCTGTAGATGTTTTAGGAGCAGACAATTTAATGTCGCTAATGAAACAAGCTGAAGCTCAAGCAGAAGAAAGACAACCAGCTCAAGAAGGTGGTTTAATGGAAGAAGAAAATGTTATGCCGGTTGAACAACAACCTGTACAGCAAAATATTCGTGTTACCAAAGAAACAGTCGGTCCTCAAGCAGGAATGCAAGAAGAAGAAGACTTAGTTGGAGACGAACTTAAAAAATCTATGCTTTCTACTAGACCATACGTAAGGAGCTAACAAGGGATAAAGCTACCCTAGCAATAGGCACTTTATCAAAACATAACAACCGAAAGGCGACCTTTACAAGACAAGCCCTGCAAGTGCACACCGCAGCTACCTTGTTAAACGAAGCCCTTAGTAGGAGGATAGAAAATGACTGAACAAGTCGAAAAAGAGGAACAAGCCAATCCTTATAATTTAAAAAAATCTTGGCATGACGGTGAGGATAAACCTTTTAAATCAAGTAACGAAATGTTTTTTGAAGAACCTACAAACGAAAGTAACGAAGTTACTGAAGCTGTAGCAGAACCTCAAGAAGCTATTCAGGAAGAAGCTAAAGAAGCTCCTTATAAAAAACCTGACTATAAAAAACGTTATGATGATTTGAAAAAACATTATGATTCTAAACTTAATGAGTTTAAATCTAGGGAACAGGAACTACTTGAAGAAGCTACTAAAAATAGAACTGATTATGAAGCTCCTAAAACCGAAGAAGAACTTGAACAATTTAAGCAACAATATCCTGATGTTTATGAAGTTGTAGAAACAGTTGCTCACATGCAAAGTGAATCTAAGGCAAAAGTTCTAGAAGAACGTCTTAGTAAACTCCAACAGCGTGAAGTAGAAATATCACAACAAGAAGCAGAAAAAAGGTTACTAGAAAGACATCCTGATTTTGACGATGTTAGAAACAGTGATGATTTTCATACATGGGCAAAAGAACAGCCAGAGTCTATCCAAGACTGGATATACAAAAATGCTGACGATGCCGATTTAGCTAGTCGTGCAATAGATTTATTTAAGAAAGATATAGGTATGGAAGTTACTCCTAATAAGATGAAGTCATCTTCTAAAAAGACTAAGTCTGCTGCTGATATGGTATCTACTAAAACAACAAGCGTAGAACCTGCACAGCAAAAGATATGGTCTGAAAAGGAGATTGCTGCAATGAGCATGGCTGAATTTGATAAACACGAAAGTGAAATCAGTGAAGCAATGCAACAAGGCAGAATCATTAAATAACTATAAAACACAGGAGAATATCCCATGGCTCAATTTTTTGAACCCGGAACGGATACTAATGCTAACTTTGCAAACTCCGTCAGTGGACAAACTAATAGTTTTTTCCTACCTTCGATTTATTCTAAAAAGGTTTTAAACTTTTTCAGAAAATCTTCGGTAGTTGAAGCTATTACTAACACTGATTACGCTGGAGAAATATCAGCGTTTGGAGACTCTGTAAAGATTATCAAAGAGCCAGTAATTTCTGTATCAGCGTATACTAGAAATACTGACACAACTGAAACTAGACTAACTGACCAAGAAGCTTCTTTGGTAGTTGACCAAGCTAATGCTTTCAAATTCATCGTTGATGATATTGAAACTAATATGTCTCACGTTAACTTTAAAGAAGTCGCTACTTCATCAGCCGCTTATGCTCTTAAAGATGCATACGATGCTGCTGTTATAGCAGAAATGTTTGCCGGTTGTTCTGCTTCTTCACCTAATCACATTTTAGGTGCTGACAGTGACACTGATTTAGGTGCGGGAGTCTTTGATGGCTCTGGTGCTGCTGACTTAGGTCCGTCTGAGACTGACCCTTTAGACTTAATGGCTAGAATGGCTAGATTATTAGACGAACAAAATGTACCTGAAGAAGGTAGATGGTTCGTTGCTAGTCCTGACTTCTATGAAGTACTAGGTCAATCATCTTCTAAATTGTTGTCTGTAGACTTCAACGCAGGTCAAGGCTCAATCAGAAATGGTTTAGTATCAAGTGGTAAACTTCGTGGATTTGACATGTACAAATCAAACAACATTGCTGCAACATCTAATGCTGCTGGTAAATGTTTGGCTGGACATATCTCATCTACAGCTACTGCACAAACTATTCTTTCAACAGAAGTGTTGAGAGACCCAACTTCGTTTGGTGACATAGTTCGTGGATTGCATGTATACGGAGCTAACGTCTTAAGAGACGAAGCTTTAGTTTCTGCATTCTATGGTATTGACTAATACTAAATTTGGGGAGGTCTTCGGACCTCTCCTTTTTATAATAAGGAGTAAAAAAATGTACGGAAAAGAAAAAAAGAAAAAAATGATGGATGGTGGAATGGCTAAAAAGAAAATGATGTATGGTGGAGGCAGAACTAATTACAACACAGGCGGTTCAGCAAAATCAACTCAGCCAGAATATAAAAGTGGCGAAATGCATAAATGTATGCCTAATTAATAAACGGAGAAAACTATGCCAAGTGGACCGGGAACATACGGAAGTAAAAAAGGTAGACCTGCTAAAAAAACTTCTAAGAAAAAAGTTATGATAAAAGGTGCTGATGTTTCAGCTCTTACTAAAAGACAACAAGATGTTATGAAAAAGCACTCTAAACATCATACTGGAAAACACATGAAATCTATGACAGCTATGATGAAAAAAGGTAAAACTTTTACTCAAGCACATAAAGCAGCACAGAAAAAAGTAGGAACGTAGTATGGCAACAACTTATTTAGATTTAACTAACGAAATATTAAGAGAACTAAACGAAGTTCCTTTAACATCTACGAACTTCGCAAGTGCTGTAGGCTTACAACAATTTGTTAAAGATTCTATAAATAAATCTATATTTGATATTGCAAACGAAGAACCACAACTACCATTTTTTTCAGCAGGACTAAGTGGAGCAACAGACCCTTTTTATGGGAATACAACTGTAGCTTCAGTAGCTGGACAAAGATGGTATACTTTAAAAGATGGCAGTTCTAGTTTAACTACAGACTTTGCATCTATTGATTGGGATGACTTTTACATTACGACAATAAATGTATCAGGTGAAACAGCTCCGTTTGTTTCTAATGGATTAAAACATATTAACCTTGAAGAGTGGCGAAGATTTTTAAGAGATGCTGAAAATGCTGATGATGCAAATACTCAAGCTTATGGTGAACCTAAATATGTATTTAAATCCCCAGACAGTAGAAAGTTTGGATTAAGTCCAATACCGGACAAAGTTTATAACATACATTTTTATGCTTTTAATAGACCGACAGCATTAAGTGCTTTTGGTGACGAAATAGTTTTTCCCGAACAATACAGTAATGTAATTACAGCTAGAGTTAGATACTATGTATGGCAATTTAAAGAAAGTCCACAACAAGCTGCATTTGCCTTAGAAGATTACAAAAAATCATTAAAACACATGAAGTCAAGTTTAATTAATCCTACCCCTAGAGAAATGGTAGATGACAGACTTTATTACTAGGAGATATAAATGACAACTAAAATACCTGCAGAATTATCAAGCACCCCCGGAATTGTTGATGGTAGTAATGCAACGGCTATAACTATTGATTCATCAGAACGAATTGGAATTGGTACTTCAAGTCCAGATAGAAATCTAACAATTTTTGCTTCTAGTCCTGTACTTAATATAAAAAATTCTACTGCAAATTTGCATTTAGAACAGAACGGACACAATGGCTACGTAGGAAATAATTCTTCTTCAGGATTTATACAAATCTTTACTAATAATGGAAATTCTACTTCGCAGTTTAATGCTGATGGAAGTTTTCAAATAGGAGCTGCTTCAATAGCAAATTTAAAATTTAGCAGCAGTGGAGATGTAATTTCTGTTACAGCTAAAAAAGATGGCACAGACGATATTGATTTAGCTTTTCATACTCAGGATTCTGGAGGTACTACAGGAGAAAGAATGAGAATTTTAGCTAATGGCGGTATTTTTATGCAAAAAACAGGTCATGCTTTTGCAACTGTTGGTAACGAATTTTTTGATACAGGTAAATCTAATCATACTGTTTCTGGTGACACTGTTATGAATCTTCATAGAACAGGAAGTCATGGAACAATTTTAGAATTTTTTAAAGATAGTGGTTCTGTTGGAAGTATAAGTACCAATGCTAATTCTTTACCTTCAGATAAAAACTTTAAAAGAGATATTAGTGATTTAGATTTAGGTTTAAATTTAATTACTAAACTAAAACCAAGTCAATATAATTATAAACTTGATGATGAAGATTGTCCAAAAATGTATGGTCTTATAGCACAAGACTTAGAAAAATCTTTAACAGAAGTTGGAGTAGAAAAAAACAGTACATGGTTATTACAACACAATCCAAAAGATGATGAAAAACAATCTGACTATGCTTTAGATTATTTAAAATTAACACCTGTTTTAATAAAAGCAATCCAAGAACAACAAGACATCATAGAAGATTTAAAATCAAGAATAAAAACACTAGAGGGATAATATGGCACTAACAAAAATTTCAAGAAGTTTATTAAACACAGGAGTTTCTGATAGCTCTGATGCTACTGCTATAACTATTGATAGTAGTGAGAATGTTGGAATTGGAGTTACATCATTATCACAAAAACTTGAAGTTAATGGAAATGTAGGTATTACAGATAATCTTGGAGTAGGAACAGGTAGTTCTAGTCCAAATTCTAGATTACAAATTAAAAAAGATGGTACAGGTAATTATGCAAATCAAACTTTTACTAATGCTGATTCAACAGCAGGTATAACTTTTGGTATAGCAGGTTCTGGTACTGGTAATTATTTAGCTAATAATGCTTTTCTTTTAAATACAGGTTCTAGTGCTTTTATATTCGGTACAGGCGATACAGAAAGAATGAGAATTGATTCTGATGGCAATTTACTTTTAGGAACAACCGCCAGAATTAATAACTCAAATACTATTGCAAAAACTACAGACCACGTTCCTTTAAATTTAAGAAGAGATAATGGTGCATCTGATAATTCAATTTTAATTTGTGTCAAAAGTAGTAATACCGCAGTATTAGCAATTAGAGGAGATGGAGATTTAGAAAACACAAATAATGCTTATGGTGCTTTATCTGATGAAAGACTCAAATCAAATATTGTTGATGCTAATTCACAACTTGAAGACATTAAAAAAGTAAAAGTTAGAAACTATACTTTAGATTCAACTGGCGAAACTCACATAGGAGTTATTGCACAAGAATTAGAAGAATCTGGTATGGGTGGTTTAGTAGTAAAAAGAGAAGAAGGTTATAAAGGAGTTAAATATAGTATTTTATTTATGAAAGCTATCAAAGCAATCCAAGAATTAACAGCAAAAGTAGAAGAATTAGAAAGTAAAATAGATGGCTAGAAGTCAACCATATACCGTAGCATGTGCAGGAGGTCTAGTTACTTCATCAAATGCTATTGACTTACTTAAAACTCCCGGAGTAGCAACTGAGTTAAAAAACTTTGAAGTTTCTACCAAGGGTGGTTACAGACGTATCAATGGCTTTACAAAGTTTGGTGGTGGTAGTGCAGTACAACCTACAGGTAGTTCAACAACTATCTTAGGTGCAATACCTTATGCAGATGGTGTAGTTGTTTGTGCAGGTACAAGTATTTATTTTAGTCAGACTGGTACAAGTTGGTTAGAAATAAATAGAGCTAGTGTAGCTGGTAGTGGCGATAATCATACAGCTTTTACAGGTCGTAGTGTTGCTGCTAGAACTGGACAAGGACAATGCCAGTTTGCTTTGTTTGAAAGTGCAACATCAGATTACGGTACATTAATTATTTCTGATGGAGCTAACGAACCTTTCTTTTTTAGAATAGAAGGTACAGGTGCTAACATAACTAGCAGAACTTTTTTTGCTGGTGAAATAACAGTAACCGGTACAAAGTCAGTTGAGTATGTAACAGTACATGACAAACACTTAATAGCTGCTGGAGTTGAAGATAATTTAAATACTATATTTTATAGTTCAACTTTAGACCCTTTATCTTTTTCAGGTTCTGGTGCAGGTTCGATTGCTTTAGAAGACCAAATAAAAGGTATTAAAAGTTTCCGTAACGAATTATTTATATTTTGTGAAAACTCAATATTTAAACTACAGAATATAAACAATTCTAGTACGATAGCTGTAATACCAGTTACTAAAAACGTAGGTTGTTTAAGTGGTCATAGTATTCAAGAGATTGCTGGTGACTTAATATTTTTAGCACCAGATGGATTAAGAACAGTAGCTGGTACAGCAAGAATTGGAGATGTTGAGTTAGGAACTGTTAGTAGTAGCATACAAAATATTGTTAGTGATTTAGCTGAAAGTATAAATCTTTTTACAATAAACAGTGTAGTACTAAGAGAAAAATCACAGTACAGATTATTTTATACAAATGTTGGAGCTGCTGATAGTACTCAAAGAGGAATTATTGGCACACTAAGACCTAATGGTTTTGAGTGGTCAGAGACTAGAGGCTTAGAAGTTACAGCTATAGGTTCTGGTTTTGATAGTACTGGCATTGAACAATATTATCATGGCGATACTAACGGTAATATTTATCAACATGATACTGGTGATGACTTTAACGGTACTGCTATTTTAGCAAGATATACTACACCAGATTATGATTATGGTGATTTAGGAACTTTAAAAACTTTACACTATCTTAGAGTTTCTATGGCAACAGAAGGAATTGTAGAACCTGATGTACAGATTAAATTTGATTATAACAGTACCGATATACAACAACCTACAGATTTATTTGACTTAGGAGTTATAAATCCACCTTCTTTATTTGGCGATGCAGTTTTTGCTACAAATAAATTTGCTGGACAAAACAATCCAATGATAAGAGTACCGTTGCAGGGCAGTGGTACAAGTAATAATTTTACAGTTATTAGTAATGATACCAAACCAAGCTACACAGTTAACGGACTTTATGTAGACTTTATACCTTCAGGCAGGAGATAATTATGGCACAAACATACACAAGACAAAGTACATTTGCAGATGGAGATACTATTACTGCTGCTTTGTTTAATGATGAATATAATCAGTTAGTAAATGCTTTCGCTTACTCGTCAAGTAGTGCAAGTTCTACTGGACACAGGCACGATGGTACTGCTGGACAAGGTGGTAACATATTTAAAATTGGTGACTTAGACTTTTTAAATAAGATAGAAGTTGATGGTACAAACAATAGATTAGGATTTTATGTAGAAGTTTCTTCTAGTGCCGTAGAACAAATTAGAATACAAGACGGTGCTATTGTTCCTGTTACTGATAGTGATATAGATTTAGGAACAACTTCATTACGTTTTAAAGATACTTTTACTGACTCTATAACTACTACAGGTAATGTAGATGTTGGAGGTAACTTAACAGTCACAGGTACTACAACTTTCAACGGTGGTACAATTACTATGGGTGATGCTGCTACTGATAACGTAGTCTTCGGAGCTGATGTAGATTCAAGTATTATTCCTGATGATGATGATACTTATGACTTAGGTAGTTCTTCACAACAATGGCGAAACATATTTATTGATGGTACTGCTGAAATTGATACTCTTGCTCTTAATGGTACTACAGTAACTTCAACTGCTGCTGAACTTAATATTCTTGATGGAGTTACTTCAACTGCTGCAGAATTAAATTTACTTGATGGAGTTACTTCTACTACTGCTGAGTTAAATATACTTGATGGTGTTACATCGACTGCATCTGAATTAAATATACTTGATGGAGTTACAGCAACTGCAGCAGAAATAAATGCTCTTGATGGTATTACTTCAACAGTTGCAGAACTAAATATTTTAGATGGTGTTACAGCTACAGCAACTGAAATAAATTTACTTGACGGTGTAACATCTACAACTTCTGAATTAAATATTCTTGATGGTGTAACTGCAACTGCAGCAGAAATAAACGCACTTGACGGTATTACTTCCACAGTTTCAGAATTAAATATTGTAGACGGTAATACCTCTGCTACTTCTACTACACTTGCAGATGCTGATAGAGTAATAGTAAATGATAACGGTACTATGGTACAAGTTGCATTAACAGACTTTGAAACTTATTTTGAGTCTGCTCTTGATACACTTTCTAATGTTACAACTGTCGGAGCACTAAACGCAGGTAGCATTACAAGTGGCTTTGGTGCAATAGATAACGGCTCATCTGCTATTACTACAACAGGCACAGTTACTTATGGTTCTTTATCAGATGGTACAATAACTATTACAGCTTTTGTAGATGAAGATGACATGTCTTCTAACTCTGCAACGCTTGTACCAACTCAACAATCTGTTAAAGCTTATGTAGATACACAACTAACTGCAGAAGATTTAGATGTAACAACTGATAGCGGAACTATTGCGATTGACTTAGATAGTGAAACTTTAACTATTGGTGGTACATCAAATGAAATAGAAACGTCTGCTACAGGTAATGCCGTAACTATAGGTATTCCGGCTGCTGCTCAGATTACAACTTCATTAGGAATCGGTGGTGGTTCTACTAATGGAGTACAGATTTCTCAAGGTGCTATTGCTATTAAAAATGGCGGTACACAATCATACATAGATTTTTATTGTGAGTCTTCAAATGCTCACTATGCAAGATTACAAGCACCAGCTCACTCAGCATTTAGTGGTAATATAACTTTAACACTTCCTGCAACTACAGGCACATTAGCACTTACTTCAAGTAATATTACAGGTAACGCAGCTACTGCTACAGCTTTAGCAACTGCTAGAACTATTCATGGTGTTTCTTTTGACGGTACTGCAAATATAGATTTATCTGAAGTTGTACAAGATACGGTAGGAGCTATGTTTAGTTCTAATACTGAAACAGGTATAGCAGCTACTTACGAAGACAGTGACGGTACTATTGATTTAGTTATTGGTAGTGATGTTATTGTAAATTCTATGATAGCAGACGATGCTGTTGCTAATGCTCAAATAGCAGACGATGCTGTTGATTCTGCTCAACTTGCAGACGGTAGTATTGATACAGTGCATATTGCTAATGACCAAGTTACAGGTGATAAGTTAGCTAATGATATTACTATAGCAAATAATTTAACAGTAGCTGGTAATTTAGCTGTTACTGGAACTACAACTCAAACAGGTTCTGTAGTTAGTGATTCTAACTTTACAGGTTTATTAGATGAAAATACAGGAAACTCAAGTGACTTTGGATTTTATGGTAAATATGTAGAATCTAGTGCAACTAAATATGCAGGTCTTTTTTATGATGCTTCTACAGATAATACTTTTAGATTATTTGCCGATACACAAACAGTTCCCGGCACTACAGTAAATACTGGAGCAACAGGATATGCTGCTGCTGATTTAATTGCTGCAGGAATAACAGCGACTACTGGTACATTCTCTGGAGACTTAAATGTTGATAGTGGTGTTTTATTTGCAGATGTAAGTACAAATAGAATTGGTATTAATGAAACAACCCCAACAGTTTCTGTAGACTTAGGTACAAACACTGATGCTATTTTAATACCAAAAGGTACAACAGCACAAAGACCAAGTGCAGAAGCAGGTCAATTTAGATATAACACAACTACTTCACAGTTTGAAGGTTATACAGATGAATGGGGTGCTATTGCTGGTAGCGGTAGTGGAGGAAGTTCTTCTGTATTTGCTAAAAGCACTTTTGCTGGAGATGGCTCTACAACAGCATTTACTCTTGCTAAAAGTATGTCTAGCGAAGATGGTTTGATTGTATTTATTGATGGTGTTTATCAAGCTGATAATGTTTATTCAGTATCTGGAACTACTTTAACATTTGCTACAGCTCCTGTTAATAGTAGAGTTATTGAAGTCTTTCAATTAGAAGGTGGTATTGTTGGAGTTGCTCCAGTAATTGCTACTATGACTGGTGATGGCTCTGATACTACTTTAGCTTTAGGTACAAGTCCTGATTCAGAAAATCAAACCTTTGTAACTATTGATGGTGTTGTACAACATAAAGATACTTATGCAGTTTCAGGTAGCACACTAACATTTAGTGCTGCTCCTCCTACTGGTACTAAAGTAGAAGCTATTACTTTTAACAATGTAAGTGTTGCAACTTTTCAAGATGCTGATGGCGATACTAAAATACAATTAGAAGAAAGCACTGACGAAGATACTATTAGAATGGATATTGCTGGTACTGAAGTATTAACACTAACTGACAGTGCTATGACACTTAAAGGCACAACACCTACTTTAACTATTGGTGATGCAGGTGCAGAAGATACTAAGATTGTTTTTGATGGTAATGCACAAGATTTTTATTTGTCACTAGACGATAGTGAAGATATGCTTACATTTGGTGTAGGCTCAACTGTTGGTTCAAGTAGATTCTTTTTAGCAGATAGTTCACAAAGAGTTGGTTTAAATGGTTTAAATCCTTCTAATTACTGGACATCAGCAGATGATTTAGTTTTAGGTCAAACAGCTTCGTCAACAAATACTGGAATGAGTATAGTAAGTGCAACTAATAGTGCAGGTTCAGTTTATTTTGCTGATGGTACAAGCGGTGCAGATAGATATAGAGGAATAATATCTTATACTCATTCTACAGATTCTTTTGATTTTCATACTAATGCTGTTTATGCTATGAGTATTGATAGTTCAGGCAAACTTGGTATTGGCACTACAGCTCCACAAGCACCTTTACATATAGTAACGTCTAGTTCAGAAACTGATTTAAAACTTCAATCAAATACAGGTGGAACTGGTTCAGCACATGGTGGAAGATTAATACTTCAACTTGGTGCAATGAGTAATTCAGGCTCAGGTAATGCTGATACACAAGCAGGAGATGTTCTTGGTTTAATTCGATTTGATGGGCAAGGTACTGATTATTCTTATCAGGGTGGAGAAGTTTCTGTAAAAGTTCAAACAGGAGATGGGGATGACGATAGGTCTACCCAAGGTACTCAAATGTCATTTAAAGTAATGAATGTAGGAGTTCCTTATGCAGAAGAAAGATTTAGAATTTCTCAAAATGGAGATTTAACAGCTACAGATACGACTATTGGCTCTCTTTCAGATGAAAGAATTAAGAAAAACATAGCTGACTTTACAGGCGGTTTAGACTTAGTTAAAAGTTTACAACCAAGAACTTTTGAGTTTAAAGATGAAACAGGCAAAAGAAAATCAGGAACTCGTAGAGGTTTTGTAGCACAAGAAGTTTTAGAAGCAGATGATTATTGGATTTATGAACAAGAAGCTAATGATAAGAATGATGCAGAGTATGAATATACAAAAGATACTGAAAAAGTTTATGTATCAAACTTATCAGATAAAGATGCAATGTATGTATCTGCAATAAAAGAATTACAACAACAGATTGAAGCCTTACAATCTGAAATTAACACACTCAAAGGAGGTGACTAAAATGGCAATAAACTATACATGGGATGTAAGCACTGTAGACGTTAAAGAAATAGACAGCAAAGCTGATACTGTCTTTAATGTCCACTGGAGACTTACTGGAACTGATGATACTAATACTGTTAAAGATTCGCAAGACAATGATATTGCTGCTGCTTCTACAGTATATGGTTCGCAACCTTTAGATACTTCAGACTTATCAAGCTTTACAGCTTTTGCAGATTTAACTGCAAGTAATGTACAAGGTTGGGTTGAAGCTGCTATGGGTGCAGATAAGATTACAGAAATGAAAGCTGGTCTTGATGCAAACATAGCTGAGTTAATTACACCAACAGTTCAAACTAAACAGGTGGGCTAATATGGAAATATCTTCATACCTGATATGGAATGCTTTTATAACATTAGTTCTAGCTCCAATACTCTATAACATTCGACAAAACTCTCAAGAAAATAAACGTGTGGATATTTTGTTAAATAAAACTAGAGAAGAAATAGCTAGAGACTATGTTACAAAAAATGAGTCCAGAGCAGTTATGAGAGATTTAGTAGATAGGTTAGATAAATTAGATGAAAAGCTTGACAAACTGTTTGAATTAAGGTAAAATAGTATATGAAGAAAAAGTACAAAAGAGCAGGTACTAGTTCTGAACGTCAAGACTATCGCAAAGGTGGTCAAGTTTCTAAAGACGGTCCAAGATTAAAAGCTTATACTGGAATGGGTGGAATGGCAGCTTATGGAGCTGATTTTTCTAAGCAGATGTCTCAGGCTTATAATTTTGATAATATAAAGTTTGATTTTTCTAATATACAACTACCAACACCGCCACAAAAACAATCAAATACTGGAGCTAATATGGCAATAACAGAAGAACAAAAAGCAGCTAGTAGAGCTGAATTAGAAAAAGCTAAAGCAGGACAAGTTTCTGCTGCTAGTCAAATACCTGATGTACAACAAGTAGATACCGGTCTTCAACAGCAAGGTACTACTATGGCTGCACCTACAGGTGTAGGAGAAACTATAGTTAGCCAAGTTCCACAAGAGCCAGTAAGCACTGTAGGAACTTTACAAGTTGCACAAACTCCAACAGTTGCACCTGCAGCTACAATGCAACCTGCTCAAGTTGCACAAGCTCCGACAATAACTGCTGCTCAAACTCAAGTAACTGATGATGCTATAGCTAAAGTTGCTGGTGTAGAAAAAATACCTACAATTGACCCTGCAGAAGTACAAGTTAAAGAAGGAGCAGTAGCTCAAAGAGTAGTTGGTCAACTAAGCCCACAAGCAACAGCCACTGCAGCTCAAGCAAGTGGCACGACATTAGCACGAGTTACTAGAGCTAAAAAACAATTAAGAACTGCCGGATTAGACGAAGCAACAATTACTGAATTAGGAGATAATCCAGAAGCATTAGAAGATAGATTAACTGATTTTACTGAAGCACAAAGAGGTGTTATTGAAGGTTTACCTCAAGAAGCATTAATTAGTAATCAAATGGATACTTTATTAAAAGGTATCGAAAGCGGTGAAATACCTACATGGGCAAGACCTGCAGTATCAGCAGTAGAACAAATGTTAGCACAAAGAGGTTTGGAAGCTTCTACAGTTGGTAGAGATAATTTAGTAAATGCTATAATACAATCAGCAGTACCCTTAGCTCAAGCAAATGCTCAAGCTATCCAACAATCAGTAGCTCAAGAAAAAACTTTAATAAGTCAAGAATCTTTAGCTAATGCTCAGTTAAGACAACAAACAGCATTACAAAATGCTCAAAATGTATTTAGTTTAAATATGGCTCAGTTTAATGCTGACCAACAAACAGAGTTAGCTAACAGTAGATTTTTTCAAACAGTATCAATTACCGATGCAACAAATGCACAACAAGCTATAATACAAAATGCAGTATTGCAATCACAAGCTAATTTAGCAGAAGCAGGTATGAACGAAAGATTAGCAATACAAAATGCTAAAGCTTTTTTACAAACTGATTTAGCTAATTTAAATACTACTCAACAAACAAATGTATTAAAAGCTCAACAAGAACAACAAAGAATGTTATCTAATCAAGCTGCTAGTAATGCTGCTGCACAGTTTAATGCTACTAGTGAAAATCAAACTCAACAATTTATGGCTAACCTAGCAGCACAAATGGAACAGTTTAATACTACTCAAAGAAATGCAACTGCACAATTTAATGCTACTCAAGCTAATGCTGCTGCTGCTAGAAATGCAAATAGAATAGCTGATGCTAATAGGTTAAATGCTCAGTTAGCAACTCAAGTAGACCAGTTTAATGCGAATCAAGATTTTGCTAGAAATCAATGGAATTCACAGAATGCTGCTGCTGTTGAAGCTAGTAATATACAATGGCGAAGACAAGCTAATACTGCAAACACTGCAGCACAAAATGCAGTTAATTTACAGAATGCTCAGAATGCTTTTAATCTTAGTACTCAAGCTCAAGCTTTTTTATGGCAAGAATTAAGAGACCAAGCTGACTATGATTTTAGAAGTGCTGAAAATGAAAATGAAAGAATAGCTGCTTTAGTTAATACAGCTCTTGCAAGTGACCCAGAAAGTTACAAAAATACTGGAGCATTAAAAAGTTTAATAGGTGCAATAATAGGCGATATAACATACGAGAGGACATAGGAGAATATAATGGGAATATTTGATGACATAAAAAAAGTTGGTAAAAAAGTAGTTGGCGGTGTAAAAAAACAAGTTAGTAAAGTTGCTAAAATAGTTAAAAAATCTGTTAAAGGTGTAGCCAAAGTTGTAAGAGAAGTAGGTAGAGGGGTAAAAAAACTAACTAAAAATAAATATGTACGGATGGGATTAATGATAGCTGCTGCAGTTACCTTACCTATGTTTGTACCTGCAATAGCTGCTTTACCGGCTGTAGCTGCCGGAGCTGTTACTGGTGCTATCACCGGTGGTGCTGGAGCTTTACTTCAAGGTGGAGATTTTAAAGATGTATTAAAAGGTGCTGCATTTGGTAGTGCTACAGGAGCTGCTTTTGCTAAAATTGGTGAAGCAATTAAAACTGCTAGAGGAGCTACAGATTTTAAAGCAGATACTGTCGGAGGTAAATTAGATGCTATGGGAGCAGATGTTCCTGACATTCCTGTTACTGATGCTGCTCCAACTATCGATGTTTCTGGAGACATTACTACAGCTACTGCAGAAGGTTCTAAATATGCAATGCCACAACCTGACTTTCAATTTGACCCAACTGAAGTAAGTAAGTTTTCTATAGACCCTAATATTAATCCATTGGATTCTTTATCTCCTACAGGATTAACAAATACTACTAATGTTGCAGCAGAGGTAATTACTCCTGCTGGTAATAGTATTTCATTTGACTCTACAACGGGATTATGGAGTGATAAAACAGGTGTAACTTTTACTCAAGCTCAAGTAGATGTAGGAGCAAGTAAAGGTGTACTAGCAATTAAAGAGGGAGCTCCAGCTTATTCTGTTACCAAACCGGTAGTTGATACTTCAATAGCTGCTCCTGCTGCAAGTGTAAAAGACTCTATACAAATGAGTCAAAACTTTGCTAAATACGGAAGCACTGACCCTACATTAGGACAAAAAATAGCTGGTGGTTTTAAAGATGCAGGAGAAAGATTAAAAGAATCTTTTAGTCCAGAAAATATAGTAGACAAAGGACTAGAAGTCGGTGAAACCTTATTAGTAGGTGCTGCTCAAGGAGCTATATCTGAAAGAATGGCAGATGACCAATATGTAGGAGACCCAGCATATGCTCAACAAGAATACGCTAATCAACTTCAAGAAGTTCAAAGAATTTATACAGAGGCTAATATAAACTTAAATGATGCTTACTCACATATGACTTTTGGTTCAGGCGATGTTAATGCTGTAAGTAATCAATTATTTAGTCAACCAACAATTCAGGTGGCATAATGGCAAAAGTAAAACCAATGAAAAAATTTATAACAAGAAATTTATCAGAAGCTATTGAAAGAAGTGTAAATGATGTTGTTGATTCTGGTATAGATATATCTGAGTTTGTAGGTGCAATAGAAAATGAACCTACTGTTATTAAGGCAAAAAACAATTTTAATCAACTAGATTTTGATGAATTAGTTTCATTAAAAACGAAAGGAACTTCCATGCCGGGTCAATCATTAACTAATGACCCTAGTGCTCCGTATGCGTGGGAAAAACCTGCAAAGTATTCTAATCCTAGAGAAGCTTTAACAGAAATTACTACAGAGCTATTAGACCCTGAAAAAGTTAAACTTGTTATTGCTAGTTTAACAGAAGGCATGGCAGTTACTGATATTACTACTGCAGTATTGTATGCAAAATTTTTTCAAGGTGATATAAATCCCGATACAATGTTATTATTAGTAGAGCCAATTATGTATACTATAATGTCTTTAGGTTCAGAAGCAGGAATAGAGTACAATATCGAACCTAACGATATTGAAGAAGAAGACGAAGATGAAATGAGTGAAAACTTAGCACAATTTAAAAGTGCTGTAAGTAAGTTAACAAATGAAAAAGAAGTAAGTAAAGATAAAGAGCTTAACATTAGAGAAGATGTTTTACCTAGAAATTTATTAGATAAAATAAAAGAACAAGGTCCTGAGATTAGGAGCTTACTGACAAAACAAACAGAGGAATAGAATGAGTATTTTTGATGGTTCTAGATTTGGCGAAGTAGCTGGTTCATTACTAGCTAGAAGAAGAAAAGTTAGTAGTAGAGATAGGAACGAAGCTTTAGTTCTTTCTGCTTTACTTTCAGGATTTACAGGTAAACAGCAAAGTTTACAAGAAAACTTAACTAACAACTTGACTGATTTACAAACCCAATATCAAGATATTTTTCAAACTAATAGAGATATTTTTAACTCTCAAGAAAATATAAAAGCTAGAGCAGAGTTTAAACAATATCAAACTGACCCAACTGCATATTTAGATTTTAAATCTGCAGAATTTTTTGATGCTGACCCAAATATGAGACAAGCTCTAGGAACAAATCCTACTGCAGCATTGTTAGGAAGTAAAGATTTAACTGAAGATGCTAAATTACTTTATCAAAAAACTATGCAGAACAAAAGAAAACTAGCAGAAGAATTTATTTTAGCTAAGTCTAAAAGTCCAGTAGTTACAACACCTACATTTAGTCAGTATAATGCTGCAGCTAAAGCTGAATATCTAGCTGCTAGAAATCAATTAAGAGATGACCCAACTAAAAAATCTGTACTTGCCAATATGTTTGATGGAATATTTGGTACAGGTGCAAGTAAAAAAATTGAGCTAGAGGAAGCATTAGAAGAATCAAGACTTACTAGGGAAGCACAAGATAATCTAGTAACTCAAAACGATACTTTAGTAGGTTCTATAATGTCTAGAAATAGAGCAGTTTTAAAAGGACAAGGTACAGCACTTAACGCATTAGGGTTTGATACTTTTGAAAAAAATGCAGACGTTTTAGCAGCTAAACAAAAAGAAATACAAAACTATTTTAAAAATCGTGAAAATCCAGTAACTCCAGATAAATTAGAAGAAGCTTTTACAAATGGAATAACTATATCAAGATTTCCGGGATTGTCAAAACTTCAAGAAGCTGACATTGAAGGATTTGCTAATACTTTCACTTATGTACAAGCACTTAAAAAGAAAGGAGTGGATGACCCTACGGATTATTTAACTGTTAGACAAAGAGATATATGGGATTCTGTTTACAATATTGAAAGAGATGAAAGAACAAATATAAGAGAGATAGTAAACGATGAAAGTCTTAAATTTGACATATCAAATCAAATTCAATTTATGATAACTCAAGATAGTAATGTGGCAGATGCTTTAAAATTAATATCTGGAGATTTTAAACTTAATGATGATGACACAGAAGATGCTTCAACTTTACAATCTAGTATGTTCATAACTAATGTTATAAAAAGTTCTGTTAAATATCAAAACAAATATGACTTAAACGAAGAAGAAGCAATTAAAAAAGCTATTGAAGACCAGTTAATAGGAGTTATACCAGAAACAGGAGGCACTAAAGAAGGGGGATGGACAGGATATGGTTATATAACAAGTACAGTACAATATGTAAATCCAGATGTTATTAATATGGAAATACTCCCAGAAACAGCAGATACATTTGTTTCTAACATAAATGAAAATCAATGGCAGCAAATCAATACAGGTTACGAAGATGAAAATGGTAATAATCAAAATTTTGTTCCAAGTGAAGGAAAAGAATATATTCAAAGAGATGAAGAACAAGGTTATGAACTTACATTTGCAACTGAACCTGTAGTTAATAGAAACGGAGATATTATATCTTACAAATGGTATCTTGCTGACGAAAAAACTTTTTAAAAATGACAAACAGTAGAGATTTATTAAATAAAGATACATCACTAGGAGGTATCTCATATGGAAACATTAACTATAATGCTCCTAGAAAAAAATATAATTTATCTGATTTAAGAAAAAATGAAGAGTTTAATAAAGTTACTGAAAGATTTTTAAAATCTATAGGTGAAGGAGATTCTGCATCAGATTTATTTGCTTATTTTAGAGGTGCAGATTATAACTTAGCACAAGGACTATCAGTACTAGCTCAAAGTAAAAAATTTTCTGACCAACAAAAAAGAGACTATCAATATTTAAGAAGTAAATTTGATAATGCTGATATGGGTGGTTTTGGTGAATGGGTTAGTGGAATCGGTAGTATAGCAGGAGATGTTATATCTGACCCTACGGTAATAGCAAGTATGATGCTTGTTCCTTGGACAGGAGGTGCATCAGCAGCAACAAGATTAGCCGGTAGTAAAGCTGTTCAATTAGGATTAAAAAAGTTAACTAATAAAGAAATAGCAGAAGCAACTGCTAAAGGAATATCTAAACTTCCCGGTCAAAAACTAAAAGAACCTTTAAGTAAAACAGCTCAGACTGCTTTGGCAAGTACTGAGGGTTTTTTATATGGTAGTACTAATAATGCAACTACACAAAATATTGATATAAACACTGATAGAAGAAATAATTATAGTGTTGGTGAAACATTAACTGCTGGTGCAATAGGTGCTGCTTTACCTGCAGTTATTAGAGGAGTAGGTATTGGAGCTTCTAAAGGTTATAATAAATTTAATGATTCTGTCCAACAAAGACGAGCTAATCGTATTGATGGTGGTGAAGATTATAAAATGGGTATCTTCGATTATGGTGACGATGTTGTAGATTCTATTGCCGATTATGTTGTACATCCAATAAACAGACGTATAAGTGTTGTAACTAGAGAATTAATAGAAAAACCAACTTCTAGATTTGTAGAAAAAATGAAACTTGACAAAGGTTTGGATAAGTTAATAAAAATTTTTAGATATGACACTGATAGAAGTATGTCAGCAGCAGGATTTGATGCTAAAATGCCAGTATCAGAACGAAGTTATTATGAGTTAGTAAATAATGATATTGGTCTTAGAACTGAAAAACTGGAAGCTTTCTTAGACCCACTATATAGAAAAGGAAAGATTGATAAACCTACAGTTGGTTCAAGAGATGCATTTTTTAAAGTACCCGGAAAAGTTAAAAAATATTTTGGTTACGAAGATTTAGAAAAAACTAAAAAAAGTTATGGCTCTTATCAAAGAATATCTAATGAAACAAATGATGCATTAGCTTATTATTTAAGAACTGGTAGAAAAACTATAAATGTAGATGGTAAACGGGTAAATATTGTTGATGCTTTTAAAGTTACTGAAAATACTTTAGATGAAATTATTACGGCTGGTAATGGTATTAGGTCTGTAATGACAGAAATAAGAAACGATGCAATTAGTAAAGGTTTAAAAATTGGAAAGATAGACAAGTATTTACCTAGAGGTTGGCGATACAATAAAGTTCAAGATGAACTTGATAATTTTAAAAACAATGGAGTTGAAGGTGCACTAATAAAAGAATTAAAAGCTAAGTATCCTAAATTAGGTAAAACGGTTGATGGTACTACAAGTAAAGACCAAATAATTAATTTGTTAGAAGATTTAGTTGACCCCGCTTCTACTGCTAATCAATCTTTTCTTGAACTTGCAACTGTTGGTAAAGGTGAAGTAGGTGCAACATTAAAAAGAGCATTTTTTAAAAGTACTCCTGCTTTAACAAAAGAAAGAAAATTAAGTAAACTTAATGATGCAGTTATTTCTGATTATCTTGATGGTAGTGTAGAAAATTTATTGGCAAATTATGTACATCAATCTGCTGGTTTTATTAGAAGAAAACAATTATTTGGCGAAGATTTAGCTGAATTTAAAATGAGACATACAAACCCTATTAGAGAAAGATTAAATAAACTTGATAAAGATTTAACTTCAAACGAGTTATCACAATTAGAAGATTTGTATTTAGTTACTACAGGTCAAATAAGTCGACCTAAAGGTGCGATAGGAACATTTTTTAATGATGTAGCTCTTGTTGGTAATCAATTAGCATTACTTCCACTTGCTACGGTTACAAGTTTGTCAGAAGTTGCAGTTCCTTTAGTTAGAGGTGCAGGTAAAAAAGGTTTTCAAAAAGGAACAACAGAGTCTGGTATAGACAAAGGAGGTGTAAGAATACTTTGGGAAACAGCTAATGACTATCGCAAGATGTGGTGGAATGATGTTTGGACTAAAGAACTAAAAGATGCTAGACCTGAAGCAATGCGAGAACTAAATAGATTTAATAGAGCCGTGGGTGCAGCATCTGAAGATAGAGCTCTGGCAATGTTTGGTCAAGGTTTTAGTAGAAGAGCTACTCGTGCACAGAACACATTTTTTAAATATAATTTATTACATGACTGGACAAGATTTGTACAGCTAACTTCTTTTAATGTAGGTAAATCAAAAATATACGATAACCTATATGAATTAGCAACTGATAAAGTTATAGCAGGAAGTATTCGTTCTGCAAAAAAATTATCTCCTAAACGAAAAATTAGATTAGAAAATGAGTTAAAAGAATTAGGAGTAGATGTCACTGCTGGTATTAAATGGGTTCAAGCTGGTGGAAAAAATACAAGTAAATTTTATAACGAAAGTTTACTGCCTAGTGCAGCTAGATATGTAGACGAAGTTATTATGAACCCGACTGCTGCAGCTAATCAAAAACCGTTATGGCATTCAATGCCGGGAACTAGATGGGCTTTTGGTTTAATGGGTTTCCCTACTGCATTTGGTAATACAGTAATAAAAAATGCATTAAGAGAAGTTAATAAAGATGTAAGACATAGAACTATAGGTAAGACTGGTCAGATGGGAGCAGGTGTTGTGACTATGGTAGGTATTGCAATGTTTGGTAATACACTTAGAAGTAGAGGAGGGAATTTAGAAAAAATAGAAGAAGGTGAATCTACTTTATTTGAGGAAATAAAAGATGCTGCTATGAGGACAGGTTTAGCTGGACCAACTGAATATGGTATTAGAATAAAAGAACAAAAACAATTTGATAACTTTATAAAAGCTACTGTTCAAAGATTGACTGGACCAGCAGTATCTGATTTAATGTTTATATTAGAAGATTGGAATGGACCAGCATCTTTATTAATTAATAAAGTACCCGGTATTGCAGCTTTAAGGTCAACAAATCCAAAAGCATTTAAAGAATTACAAAAATTAGCTAGAGATGCAGATAAATCTATGGGCTTCACTGCCTCTGGTAAGAAAAAAGAAAAACCAGAAACAGTATTAAGACCTAGATTTACTGAAGGAGGTTTAGTAGAAGGAGTAGAAGACATACCTTTTACTAAAGAAAATCCAGCCGATAGAGTAAATCCTTACACTGGCGAACCTTATTCTGGTTTAGTATTAGAAGACTTTCCTTTATTAAATAGACTACCGTTAAATGAAGGCGGTTTAGCTGACGAAGAAAAAGCTAGACTAGATTCTGAAATAGAAAGAAGGGGAGGTGTTAGAAGTGGGTCATTACAATCTAGTGCACCTGTTATTGAATTATTAGTAGGTGGAAATACTGTTAAAGTAATTGCAGGTCTTGGTAAATCAGGTTATAATTTCATAAAGAATTTAGGCGAAAGCTCTATTAAAAAAATTAAACCTACCGACTATTATCACGGCAGTCCTTTAAAATTAAAAGAAATATCATCTGATGTTGATAGAGGTGTAGGAGGAGCAGTTCAAGCAGGAAGTTATATAGCTAAACCTACTGACGAAGGGCTTACTACAGCTACTATGTATGGGCTAATAGGTTCTAAAGGAAGTTCGTCAGGATTTGTAAACTTAGTAGATAATGCAGTATTCAATAAAGCTGTTAAAAAAATATACAATCCTGCTAAACCTACTAAAGAAATGTCAGATGCTATAAAGAAAGAAATAGTAACTAGACAAAAACTTATTGACTTTGCAAAAAAAACTAACGATAATAAAAACATGAACAAGTTCAGAACTGAGCTGCTTGATTTTCAAACACTATTAAAACCTCGTCATAATTATTTAAGTGTAACCACAGATACACATAGAAAATTTTTAAAATCCAGAGGCTATGATGCTATTGATATAAGCGAAGACGTAGTAAGTGTTTTTGATAAATTACCAGTTAGAGAAGCAGTTAAAGGAAAGTTTGCAAAAAGATTGGTAGAAAGAAATTTTGAAAAAGCTAGACTAGAACAAAGAAAAAAAGCTAATAAAGACTTTTTAAAAAAACTTGACGATGCTATAGAAGAATGAAAACTGATTTACAAATGGAAAGATTAGGCTTTAAGAAAGGAGGCTACACTATTAAGAAAGGCGATACTTTATCAGAGTTAGCCGTGAGATTTGATACTAGCGTTAAAGAATTATTAAAGGCTAATAAAAAAATAAAAGACCCTGATTTAATTTTTGCTGGTGCTAAACTAAACATACCTGAAAAAGTTGTAAAGTCAGAAATAAAAGAACGTATAACAATGCCTCCTCCTGTACCTAGGGAAGAAATAAAAGTAGTACCTTTAGAAGAACTAAAAATAAAACCTAGGAAACGTGTAGAAATGCCTACACCTATAAATAGAAATGATGACTCTATTCCTATGCCTACACCTATAAATAGAAATGACGACTCTATTACTGTGCCTACACCTATAAATAGAAATGATGACTCTATTCCTATGCCTAGTTTAGGTGCACCTCCTATGTCTGATGCTGAAAAAAAGTTTGTTAAAGCTGGAGAAATACCACAAGAAGATTTAAAAAAATTAAAAGAGATAAAAAAAACTTACAGAAATAGAGGTCAAGAAGCTGAAGCTATACACAAAGATGATGAAGAATTTTATACTGGAATTTTACCTTTAGCAGCAAGACAACTAGCTTCAGATACTAAATATGATTTTCTTAGAAATATTTTTACTAAAGATAGGGCAGATAAATTAACACAAAGTTTTTTTGGTGAAGAAGAAAATATAACTAAAAAAGATTTCAGTGAAGAAGAGTTTACACTTTTAAAAAATATAGTAATGAGAAATATTTCTCAAGATAAATTTGTTGTTGATTATGATGATTGGAGAGATTTTGGTGCAGGAGGAACTTCCACTGTAAGAGATAATCCATTTGAACTTATAAACAACCCTGCACGTTCTTTACAATATACTTTTGGACAAGGAAGTATAGCGGTTGAAGACAACGGAGATATTTATTTTAGAGACCAGTTTAATTTTAATGATGCTAAATTATCTAATAATCCAAGGCAATATTATGGACCTGAGTGGGATGAAGATGGATATTTAAAAATGGAATATACCAGAGGGCTAAAAGGATTTTTAAGTAATCAATTTAAAAAGATACGAAACTACAAAACCAGAGTAGGTAGAGGAGAAGGAGAAGGTGCTAAAACTAATATTCTTCTCGGTAATATAAACGATTTAAAATCTAAAAAATTAATTGCATCCAAATAATGTATAAATACTTTACAGAAGATGAACTTAAATGCAAACACACTGGTCTATGTGATATGGACTGGGCATTTATGCAGACAGTTGAAAGGATTAGAGAACGTTGTGGTTTCCCTTTCAAAGTAAGCAGTGCTTATCGTTCTCCAGAACACCCCATAGAAGCTAAAAAGAGCTCTCCCGGAGCTCATTCTTCTGGTAAGGCTATGGATATACTAGTCAACGGAGAACAAGCCATGACACTCGTTAAAATAGCTCTGGAAGAGGGTATTAATAGGATAGGAGTTGCACAAAAAGGAGACCATGCTTCAAGATTTATTCATATAGATATGGATAACTCACGAGCCACTCCTCGTATTTGGAGCTACTAATGTTGATATTATACAGAGAAAGAGATTTAGACGAAGCATATAGAATAGATTGTAAAGCTAGAACCAAAGGTGACGAGCCTTGGATAAGGCGAGAAGACTTTAGAAACATCTATGAAGCTTTACTAGATACATACTTTACAAATTCTGTAGAAAAAAAACTAGAGAGAAAAGAACAAGACGTTGCTGAATATGTTATTGAGCAAGTTAATAAAGCTCTAGAAAGAACTATAGACTTTGACCCTGAAATAAAATAATATGGACTTAGAACAATACTATGTCGAGGCTATCGGCTTTATAATAACTTTGCTAACTGGTCTAGCTGTGAAAGACTGGTCTATGTCTTTTGTAAAAGGTGCTTCCTTTAGACTTAGCAACTCTTTTAAAGAAGGAGACAAAGTTATTCTCGATGGACAAGTAGCAATGATAATTAAAATAGGGTTTACCCAGACTGTATTCGGGGTATACTCAGATGATGGATATACATGGAGGTATATTCCCAATCAAAAGATAGATTCTATAAAACTTGAAAAAGTTGTAGACCAAGATTTACATGCTGACTCAGCTATGGAGAAAGCAGAAAAACTTAGAAAAATATTGGAGGCAAAAGATGTTTGAAACATTAATAAAACCAGTGAGTAATTTAGTTGGTAAGCTAGTAAAAGATAAAGACTTACAAGCCCAACTTGACCACGAACTAAAAACACTATTTCATCAGGCTAATCTAGCACAGGTAGAAATAAATAAACTTGAAGCTAAAGGTAATTGGTTTCAATCTTCATGGCGACCACTAACAGGTTATGTTTGTGTTGCCGGATTAGCTATTAACTTTTTAATCTCACCAATAGCAAAAGGTTTTGGTATAGATATACCACAAGCTGATGCTAGTGTAATGATGCCACTTCTAACCGGCATGTTAGGAATTGCAGGAATGAGAAGCTATGACAAGCTAAAACAAACAGATTCAAAATAATTTTAACCAATGCTTATGGAGGTAAAAAAAGCTAGTGAAAAATGGCAATGGCGAGGATTTCTGTGTCCTCTGTATCCTGTTCTGGATAACAATGACAGTAATGTATGCTTCAATTACAGCACTATAAGAACTACTTTATAAAATCTAGTTCACTCTGAAAATAATTATGTAAGGTGGAAAATTTCTTTTTCCCTGCCTGTAGGATAGTCTTAACTATCTCATTCTCGTCTCTAGTTTTAAATACCTTATCCACTTCTTCTACCGGTAGCATACTTAACTCCGTAACAATATCGTTGTTAGCAGTGAGCACTACTTTAAAACTTATTATATTAGCTTCTTTCTTCTTCGCCATTATTCTCCTCCATGGATGCGAAAGTTATCTGGTCTTGTCTTCCTCTTAATCCTGCCTTCATGTATGAAGTAGCACGACCCTCAAAAAAGTTTTGATGTTCAACTCCCATAACTTCATCTAACCAACCTAACGGATTCTCCCTCTGGTCAAAGTTTGTTTTGAGTCCTAGTTGTAGCAGTCTTCTATCTGCTATATATCTATTATAGGCATACATATCTTTCTTAGTTAATCCTTGTATGTCTCCCATATCAAACACTAAGTCTAAGAATTTATCTTCAAGTTCTACCATGTGTCTACATATATCGTATAATTCTTTTTTAAACTTGTCAGTCCATATTTCTATGTTCTCTTGAATAAACTCTCTAAAAAGTTTTGTCATGGCTTCAACATGCATTGACTCATCTCTAATAGAATAGGTAACTATCTGACCCATACCTTTCATTCTACCGAACCTTGGAAAGTTTAACAAGATTGCAAAGCTACTGAACAGTTGTAGTCCTTCAGTAAAAGCTGAGTACACTGCTAAAGTTTTTGCAATACTTTCTTTATCTCTTTTAGTTGTTTTCAAATTACTAATGTACTCGTGTTTGTTAGACATCTCTTCGTATTCGGAAAAAGCTTTGTACTCTATCTCAGGCATACCGACAGTATCTAACAATAAACTATAAGCATGTTGGTGTATAGACTCCATGTTAGCAAATGAACCCATCATCATTCTTGCTTCTGGTTTTTTAAATATTCTCATGTATCTATCTATATAACCAGAACCAACATCTACATCGGACTGTGTGAACAACCTGAATATTTGTGTTAATAAGTTCTT